AAAGAAGAATCCAAATTACAAAATGAGTCATAAATTGAGTAAAAAAATGAATAAATTGATGAATCAATGCTCGAAATGCTCCGAAAAGATAAATAAAGAAAAACCGTGCGATTTACAAGACTTTATCAAGTGGTCTGGTGCGGATGTCAACGGAAACTGTTGAATAATAATTTATGATTTGATTTAGAGACAAAATTATAATCCCATGTAGAATTAGATGGACCACAATGACGAAGAAGAACGCGACATCGCTCCCTTGCAAGACCCCGTTTTTATTAAAATCATGGATGGAATTGTAGAACATTCGCATCATAAAAAAAGCGTATTGGCATCGGCCATGGCTCTTGTGAATAAAGAAGAAGATCCCGTGCCTTATTATACATTGGACAGTGCAATTTGCTACATGACCTATACCGAAGTACAACAGCGACCTGATACCGAAATCAACCAGCGTATTTTAGAGAGATTGGCCAAGCGGGTGAAGACCAATATGATCACCATGGAAAAAGAACACAAACGAAAAAATTGAATCGTTTCGGTCTTGAATGAACATCAATATCACTTCGCATAAAATGAATCTCGCAGTTCAGTTTTCGAGATATACGCGCTATATTTCCGCTTCGTCGATACCCTTGACTGGATTCAACGACGTATTCACCTATTTGGGGTATATCAAAGATACATATCATTATGTGAACAATCATAATGAAGTGTATATAAAATCCCCAGATGGCGGTATGGAGTATGTCGCCGATTGGCTACACGATCACAAAATGTTGTGGACCGACCACCCCATTTCATACCGCCTCATTACTCATAAATCGATGAATTACTTCTACGACATTGATTACAAAGACGCCTATTATTACGACAAAGACATGGATCTCGTTCTTCCCGCGGGGTATTACGACCCCAAGAAACATACATTTCGTCAATCTCATTGGTTGTAATCATTCAATCATAATCATATTTCGTTTATTATAGAGCATCATTAAGATTTCGTCCTTGACTTTATTAAGCACATCGTTCCCATCTTTATTTTTTAAATAGCGTTGAAATGATTTGACAATATCCGGGTATTTTGTTTTGTATTCGTCGTACCAAAACTCGAGAACCATTTCGTTATAATCATACATGTCATCCAATTGTTCTTTTTTATCTATAATTTGCCATGCATTGTCTTTATAGATCATAATGTACTTTCCCTTGATGTTCGAAATATAAATATTGCGGTTTTCGGGTTTATCTTTGTTGAAATGTACCTTTTCAATCATGGACTTGACGCATTTATTACAGTCGTGGATGCACATAACATAATCCTTGTGGGTTAAATGACTATAATCCGTCTCCGTGTGATTCAATAATTGAATATTAACCACGTTGTTCTGATTTTGATGAATGACCCCATTGTTGATATTTTGAATCTGTAATTTGGTGGTCAAACGTTCGATTTGTTTCTGCATCTTTTGAAGTTCTTTGTCTTTAAACAATAACTTTTTGGTTGTTTTTTGTTGTTCTTCATGTATAAGTTCCATTTGTTTGTGTTGTTCGTTCATTAATCGGGCAAGTTCCTTAAAATCCTCGTCCTTGTTCTTTTTACATACGTATTTGATATGACGATACATGCCTTGCTTATGTTTAAACTCCTTCAAACAATATTTACATTGATGTATATCGTTCTTTTCTTCCAATGGTTCGTTCTTTTTTTCATTTTTTGTGCAAAAAAGGGGGTTTTTGGCCGATTTTTGGGTGACTTTCGGGTGACTTTTGGGGGTATCAAAGGTGACTTTTGGGTGACTTTCGGGTGACTCAATGGTGACTTTTGGGTGACTCTCGTTCTTTTTCAAATGCTTGATTGTTCCTAAATGACGTTCAAAATTTGGTTTATGATTTGTATGAAAACCACACGGTATACAATTGAATCTTTTCATTTATATATAGATATAAATATTGTTTTAAATTATATTTTTAAATACTTGGTTCTTTTTATCGTTCTTTTTCATTTTACGATCGTTCTTTTTTCAAAAATTAAATGATAATAACTAATAAAAACTAAAATATAAAATGGTTCTTTTTACACCATAAATTAAAATATGGAGTCACCCTAAAAGAACGTCGAAAAAAAAAAGAACGGGGGGGGGAGACAAGAAAAATAAACCTGGCGATTTTTTCAAAAAATGAAAACATTATTTCTTGGATTTTTGCATGAAAGATCAAAATTTCACGTTGCGCAAAAATGCATCTAACTCGGGGAAACTATAAAACTTAAATCATAAACGAAAACCGATTAAAAATTGATTCGAATATATAGCTATAGTATACCTACACACATATGGAAAGCAACGTACAAAACGTGGATGGATTGACCTATTTGAACACTCTGGAGTCTGGAACAGTGGACTTGGTGTTGACTGATCCTCCATATATCACGTCCCGGAAAACGGGTATGGACGAGCATGCAAAACTGGTGAAGCAATTGGAAGAAACGAACATCAACGCAAAGAACGAGTCCGATTGGGAGGCCCTGAAAACCTCCGAAGAATGGGATGCGTGGATGATCAAAAATGGTATACCCGAAGAAAAACGAGACAAAAAGCTCGCAAGCCTGAAGGCTGATTATTTGAAATACGGTTCGATTTATGGTAAAAAATACGCCGTGGTGACGAATTACGGGGATTGGGATAGCGAGTTTACGATGGAACAATTGGAAATGTTTGTGCAACATTATTTCCGAGTTTTGCGAAATGGCGGCACCCTCATTGTCTTCTTTGACTTGTGGAAGATCACTCCCCTCAAGGAAATGATGGAGCGTGCGGGATTCAAACAATTGCGGTTTATAGAATGGATCAAGACAAACCCGCAGCCGTTGAACAGTTCAACAAACTATTTGACCAATTGCCGGGAAATCGCGTTGGTTGGAGTGAAAAAATCCAAACCGACCTTCAACAGCAAATACGATAATGCAATATATGAGTTTCCCCTACAAGGAGGGAAAAATCGCTTCCATCCCACCCAAAAGAGCCTTGCCTTGTTTGAAACCTTGATCAAAAAACATTCCAATGAAGGAGATGTGGTATTAGATACATTTATGGGTTCCGGAACGACGGCCATTGCGGCAAAACATACAAATCGGGTGTATATGGGGTGCGAGGTGTCGGAGGAATATTACGGAAAATTGATGGAGTTGTTGGGATCTTGAGTTGGATAGACCAGTACAGCATTTTGAACAATATATCCCCGTGGAATCGTAATCCCGAGACGAGGATCTGCTGCTTTTCTATCACTGTAATATTTCTGTTCTAGTTTGGGAAGAATAAAATCCAATACTTTGTCGGCTTTCATTTTGAATATTTCTACGATTTTTCCTCCTTCGTATCTCGCGTAGTAATGATTTTCATATTTACCTATTTTTTCATTTTTCAAATACGATACTTGTTCCTCCCAAGTTGGTTTCACGGATATTCCGTTATACGTCGCATTGATTTTATCCCCAACGGTGGTTTTATACTCACATTCTCCATCTTGATCGAAGGCGTCCGCTCCAGATAAGGTCTGTGCAATTTGATGTCTAAGAGTATTTGCCATATGAATTTCACGTGAACGAGAATAATTGAATGGATCTCCCCAGTTGTTTTCATTACATATTTCATACATACGTTCAAAACAATTTGCAAACTCTTGCTGTGCCGTAAGTGCGTCTTCCATATTTCCGATTCGTTTGTGCTATAGACATATCAGTTGGTTTTAAATCTATTTTTTTATTATAGCCTTGATATCCCAATGTCAAAAAAAAAAGACTCGCATAATCATGAAATGATTTACTGCTATGTGTATAAATAGGTATGTATTATTTATCTTGTATCCCGAACGGGTATTCGTGAAGTATCAAAACATTGCCAAAAACGGATAATCATATTCGAAACCTTGTCTATGGGTGTAGTAAGGTGAGTCCAGTATTTCGATATCTTGGATGATATTGTTTGGGTGCAACATACCTTTGTCGATTCGCATCGAATATTGTAAAATCCAATCTTAATGTGCGTTGCTTGTATCAAATGCTTATCCAAACGAGGATAATGGTGTTCGGGGCATGTTAGGTCCCCTTGAAACTCCCCATTCAAACAACTCTTTTGGGAGGTCATATAGGAATATTCCGTGGGCATGACGATACAGAAGGGTTCTCTCAAACTCACAAACAGCGTGAGAACGTGGCAAATGGTGGAGGCGATCACAAGAATGGAATACATAGGGTAAGTGTTGTTTGCCCTCTGCTATCCTATGGATTCAATTTTATTATCATAACGAGTAATCAAAGGTCTCGTATTCAAACTCGAAACAAAATATCTTATATATGAACTTGGTTTGAAATAGATTCGTCATATGTATTAAAAGTCAAGAAAGAAAGGTTTACCAAATAATTATTCCAACATCGCCATCTTCCGTTTATTATATAACATCATTAGGATTTCATCCTTCACTTTATTCAGCAAATCATTTCCATCCTTGTTTTTCAAGTACCGTTGAAAGGATTTGACAATGTCCGGGTACTTGGTTTTGTACTCGTCATACCAATACTCGAGTATCATTTCGTTATAATCGTACATGTCGTCCAGTTGCTCCTTTTTATTGATGATTTGCCATGCATTGTCCTTGTAAATCATCACATATTTACCCTTGAGATTCGACAAATATATGTTGTGATTCTCGGGTTTGTCCTTGTTAAAGTGCACCTTTTCAATCATCGTTTTCACACACTTGTTGCAATCATGGATACACATCACATAATCCTTGTGTGTCAGGTGGCTGTAGTCGGTCTCTGTATGATTCAGCAGTTGTATATTGACCACATTATTGCTGTTGTTGATCGTTCCGTTGTTGATGTTTTGAATTTGTAGTTTGTTGGTCAATTTGTCAATTTGTTTCTGCATCTTCTCCAATTGGGATCCCTGAACCTTGAGCTGTTTCTCCTTTTCATTCATGAGCCGCGCCAACTCCTTAAAGTCTTCGTCCTTGTTTTGTTTACAAGTGTATTTAATATGACGATACATGCCTTGCTTGTATTTGAATTGCTTCAAACAGTATTTACATTGGAGCTCATTTTGCTCAAAAAGGTTGACTTTTGGTTGACTAAATGGTGGTTTTGGGGTGACTAAATGATGATTTTCGGGTGACTGATTGGTGACTAAAAGATGACTCGTGTGCTTTTTTGTGAGTAAATGTCTTTCAAATTCCGTCTTCCTTTTTGTCGAATATTTACACGGTATACAATCATAAACTACCATAATATATAATGTATACAAAGAAAATAAATCTCTAAATGTGTTTTTTATGTGTTTTTTATGTGTTTTTATGTGTTTTTTCGCACTGGGATGTGTTTTTTGGTTTTTTGAATACATACATTACTTATCATATATCATAATAATACAATTACTCAATTTTTGAGCAAATGACACCATAAACTCAAAAAGCACAAAAAACACAGGTGACTAAAAAACACATCGGGGGGGGGGGGAGTGCCCAAAATATACTTGGGGAAAATTTCAGAAAATATTTTTCTTTTTTCATG